TATAATTATTATAAACTATATCTAAATTTTCTATACTTATATCTTTTAATTTGTCAACAAGTGTATGAAGATATGTTGAATGTTATTATACCATCTCTTGATAGTTATTTTGAATTTAAAGGATTAGATAAACATAAAGATATGTTAAAGAAATTAAAGGTTGGCATATATAAGTCAAAGAGTAATTACTTATGCAAGAAATCATTCGATAATGATAAAAATAAAGATGAAAATTTTAAAATAGGTATTGAAAAAGAAATGGAAATACAAGGAACATCTAATATTGATTATGATTTAGTTGATAGATATGATAGTAATGGTAAATTAAAATATGATAATAAATTATTTGATAAATATAATGCTAAGGATAGAAATTGTAAGAATTGTAAAGTAAAGGAATGTAAATTTAATAAAAGTAGAAAAGAGATACATAATATTATGATAACTAATTATGATTATTTGTTATTGTTATCTAAGAAAGTCAATTTAGAATATATACACACACTAATATTAGATGAAGTACATAATTTACCTAATAAATTAATAAATATTAATAGTGATGAATTTAGTTTAGACAATTTTTTATTTAGATTGCCAAAGATAAAAAGTAAACTTAATAGTGAATTTATATCACATTTAGGTAAATTGTTAGGTTATTTTAAAAGTTTTAAAACTGATAAACCAAAATTTAGTGATACTGAATTATTTAATTTAACTTATGGAATATCACAAAATGAGAAGAATATTGAAAATTATGTAAATAAAAAGTTAAATGTAGATAGAACTAAAATGATTTTAAGTGTTGAAAGAAAAAAGACAATAGAACATTTAAGAAATATATATTTTAAGGAATTGGATAAACTTATTTTAGAATATGAAGATAAATTTTTTGATAACTTAGATAAAATATTGGAAGAAATAAGAAAAGATAGTAAAGGTTATATAAATAAAGGTGTTATATTGTCAGACTATGACAAGTTTATATCTTTTAAAGATGTTAATGGTATGAGTGATTATATAAAAAATAAAAAAGGAGAAGTTACAACTAACTTGACTGATAATAATATAGATGAATTAGATAAGATATTTTCAAATAATAAAGAAATCAAGTCTTTATATGAAGAATGTAAAAATTTGGTATATTCTTTAAATAATTTAGATATTTATTCAAGGGTAATTAATGAAATGAAATCTTATATCTTTTATTTAAAAGACTTAATTAATAAATTAGATGACAATAATTTTAAAGTTACAAAAAGATTAGTTCCTGATGTTATTACAATAAGTATTGATGTTAATTTAAAGGTTAATTTATATCTTATGAATGATGATACTGTTAATGCTTATAATAAATTTTTAAATACTATAAATAAGGTAAAGCATATTGTATATTGCAGTGCTACTATGAGTATTGAGGGGGATTATTCATTTTTTGTAAGTAGGTTAGGTTTATTAGAAAGTGAAACATATAGATGTTATATTCCTAACAGTCCTTTTGATAAGTATAATAAAAGATATATTTTCCTAGATAAAAATTATTGTCTTGATAAATATGGCAAGGAAACGAAATATAAATGGCTATTAGATAAGAAATTAGATAGTATTATTACTAATGGAGATAGTGGAAGTTTAATATTATGCACAAGTAAAGTTGATGTTGATAATGCTTATAACTGTTTGAAAGATAATTTAACAGATAGTAAGTATTCTATACACTCTCAATATTATTCATCTTTACCTACTATAATGCAAGATATGAATAAGAATATTGATAATGATACAATAGTTATTGGTAATACAGGATTTTGGGAAGGTATAGATTTTAAAGGAGATAATATGACAACTTTAATAATAACTAAGTTGCCTTATATGAGAGTTAATGAACCTAGTATAATATCTAAATTTAATAGATTACTATTTGATAAAATAGAGTATGACAAGGAAAATTCATTTATTAGTGAATATTGGGATTTTTACAATAATATGATGAAAATAGTATTTTATCAAGGTGTAGGTAGATTAATTAGAAGTGTAACAGATTATGGTGTAATTGTATGTTTATTTTCTTATGATAATTTTACTAAGAAATTTAATGTTATTACAGATAAGCATTTAGGAATTGATGATGGAATTGTTTTAGAAGCATTTGATTTAAATATATTAGAAAATTTAATACAATCAAGTATTAAAACAACAAAACAAAATAGAGAAAAATATTTAAAATAAAGTATTGACACTTTATTATTTATATGATATAATTAATTAGAATTTAAAAATAAAAGAAATGGAGATGGTATTAAATGATTAAAATGACTTTATATCCAAAAACAACTAGGTATTCAGAAAATGAAAAAGGGTATGTTTTAACAGAGAAACTGGATGGAAGTAATCTAGGTATTGGTAGAATAGGAGAGCAAATTTATATTTGTCAAAGGAATTATGTATTTACATTAGAGGAAATTATTAATGGTACAAAATTAGAATATAAAGGTTTGAGAAATTGGTTAGTAGAACACGAACAAGAACTTAAAGAGTTAATTTATGATGGTTCTATAATGTTTGGAGAATGGCTAGGTATGGGTAAAATTAGTTATCTACATTTAGACAAATTCAAGAATAGATTTTATGTATTTGCTAAAGGTAGAATTAAATTGGATAATTATAAATTAGAATTATCTAATTTAGTATATGATTTAAGTTTATTACATTATATATTTACTACTCAAGAATTTCCAGAATTTATATCAAGAGTTCCACTTGTTGACAAATTAAAAGATATAAGTATAGAAAATTTAGATATAGTTTATAATAATTATATTGATAAAGAAAATAGAAAAGTTGAAGGATTTGTAATTTATGATATTAGAAGTAAAGTTATTAAAAAATATGTAAGATACAACAGAAATGGACAGTTAGTTCCACATAAAGAAACAGGAGGTAAATAATGATTAAAGTTTATGGTAAAGGTAATGGTTGTGTAAATTGTAATATTGCTAAAGATACATTAAATAAATATAATATTGAATATAAATTTATTGATGTTACAGAAGATGATGAAGCATTGAAGTTAATTAGGTCATTAGGTTACAGACAAGTACCAATTATTGAAAATGAAGGGGATTGGTATACATTAAGAACTTTAGATGACTTATTGTTTATATTAGGTTATTAGAAAGGAGGTTGAGATGGTTACAGAGAAATTTGAATTGTTAGGAAAGTTAGTTAAAGAAATTAGAGATTTAAAAAGTAAAATAACAAAATTAGTTAAATTTACTGAAACAGAAGATTTTAATAATTTAGATGAAGAAAATAAAAAACTATTACTAGAACAGAAAGATGAAATGAGTAAATATTTAAATACTCTTGAAAAAAGATTTGAAATTAATAAGTAGTGAAAACTACTTATTTTTTATTTGACATATAGATATTTTTATGTTATAATTAGTGTGTAAATTAAATATATTAAGGAGTTGATTTTTTATGTATGATGATTATGATGATTATGATGATTATGATGATTATGATGATTATGATGATGAATATTATATGGGAGATTATTTAGATTGAATGGAGGAATAGATTATGGAAAAAACATACAAAGCAGTAAATTGGAATGAGCCTGATAACAACTATATTATGGCTTTTTGGGAACAAAATTTAAAACAGTTCTGGATTGATACGGAGTATACACCAAGTAGGGATAAAGATGGTTGGAAAACATTAAGTCCTGCTTTTAGAGAATGTTATAAAAAAGTGTTAGGTGGACTAACATTGCTTGATACAATACAGAATTATGATATATCTATGTTACCACAACATATTGAAAGTTATCAAAATAAAGCATTAGTAACATATATGAGTTTTGCAGAAGCCATACACGCAAAGAGTTACAGTACAATTTTTACTACATTAATTGATAGTAATATGGAAATTAATGAAGTTTTTAGATGGGTAGAAGAAAATAAATATTTACAATATAAAGCAAAGAAAGTTGATGAGCAATATCAATTATGTAAAAAGGATAAATTAACTGAATTTGAGTTATTTAGAGTATTGAGTGCAAGTATTAATTTAGAGAGCCATCTATTTTATAGTGGATTTTATTTACCACTATGGGTAGCAGGATATGAAAATAAATTGATTGCAAGTAGTGATATTATTAAGAAAATAGTGCAAGATGAGAGTTTGCACGGTGGGTTTTTAGGTATGATTGCTAGAGAGTTGTATTTAAAGCAAGATGAAAAAATTCAAAAAGAGTGGTATGATTGGTTGATTGAATATTCATTAGATTTACATAGAAATGAAATAGAGTACATTGAAGAAATTTATGAAGATTTGAATAAGGAAGTACCGTTTGATATGATTGCAGAAGTTAAAGATTATTTAAAATATAACTTTAACAGAGCAATGAATAATTTAGGTTTTGCAGAATATTTTGATGTTAATGAGATTAATCCTATTGTGATGAATGGAATTAGTCTTGAAACAACACAACACGATTTCTTTTCTAAAAAATCAACTAACTATGAAAAAATAGTTGATGAAGAAATATTAGATGACATTGGAGGATTATTTTAATGGATAGTAGTGATTTAGTGCAATTAATAAATAAATGTAAAGATAGCGAATGTATAAAAACTGTATCACAGAATTATATGTTATATCAAATTTTTATGGGGTTATTTACAGGAATATTTATATGTTTAGGGTTATTTATATTATGTAAGTATTTTATTAAATATTTTGAATAAAGTGGTAGAAATACCACTTTTTAATTTGACATAAAATTTTTTATGTGGTATAATAAAATAGAATAAAAATTATGTAAAGGAGAAATAAGTATGGAAAATTTAAGTTTAATTAAAATTACAGAAAATGAGAGAGGAGAGCCTACTGTAAGCGGAAGAGAATTATATAAATTCTTAGAAGTAACAGAAAGATATTCTAATTGGTTTAATAGAATGTTACAGTATGGTTTTGTTGAAAATGTTGATTATTCGGGGTGTAAAGTTTTTAACACCCAAGCAAGACAAGAGTTACAGGAACATATATTAAAAATCTCAATGGCAAAAGAGATTGCTATGTTGCAAAGAAATGAAAAAGGTAAACAAATAAGACAATATTTTATAGAAGTTGAAAAGAGATATAATGACCCAATGTATCAAATGGCAAGAAGTTTACAATATGCAAATAATATTATAGAACAGAATAAAATTGAAATTAATAAACTGGAATTAGAAAATAAGGAACAAAAAGAAATAATTATAGAACAGAAACCTAAAGTAGATTATTACAATAAAGTAACAAGTAGTAAAAAAGCGATAAGTATGAGTGAAGTTGCTAAGTTATTAAAATTTAAGAATAAAGATAATCAAAGACCTGTCGGTAGAAATATATTATTTGGAATATTAAGAGGGAATAGTTTATTGAATAAGTATAACCAACCTTATCAAAAATATGTAAATGCAGGTTATTTTGAAGTTAAACAGTCTTATAATAATTATACTGGAGAGCCAGTCTATACAACATTGGTAACATCTAAAGGTATTGAATATATAATTAAACTCCTAAGAAAGTTGGGGTTTGGGGAATATGAAATGCAATAAGAAAAAATTTACTAAGTTTGAAGCAATGTTGTATTTAGCACAGGCAAGTATGAGTTATAAGAAAAGAAAAGGAAGAAGTAGAAGGAGAGAGTGTAGATATTATTATTGTAAACAATGTAATGCTTATCATTTGACAAGTAAGGAGAGAAAGTTTAATGATTGAATATTTAGATGAGGAAAATGATATAAATGTTAATGAAGAAATTATTAGATTAAATACTTATTTTCAAGATGTTATGTTATCAAAATCTTTGAGAGTATTCAGTATGGCTGGATATAGTTTATATGAATTTAATATTTTTGTAAATGAGTTTAATGATGATATGATAATATTGAGTTATAAATTATTAAATGAAAAATTAAATAGAGTAATTCATTTTGATATAGTATTTGAATTTAATAAAGATAAGGATGTGGAAAGTTGTGTATTTTTAAAACACTATAAATTAGAAAAGAATATTGATATTTTTGGATTAATAAATAAATTTAATAAATTATTATTAAAAGATAATGAATTAATGGTTAATTTAGAATATTATTTAATGAAGTATTATGATAAAAATATAGATTAAAGGAGAGTATAAAATGATTGATAAAATAATAGGTATGGTTAAAAAACAAGATAAAATTGATTATAATAGATTAGGGTATAAAATTATAGAATTTAAATGTAATGTTAATATTAATTTACAAGAATATCATATAATAATTTTAAATACTAATGGGGAAGAATATGGATTTTTATGTGGTAATGTAAATAATTTGAATAATTTATTAAAAAATTATGGATTTGATAATATACTGGAGGTAAAATAATATGGAAAGTTTAAGAAATAAAAATGAAGTAACAAGTTTGGAATTATTAAAGGAAATTAATAGATACAGAGAAATGGAATATAATTATAAAGTTGAGAATGAACTGGAATTAGGTAAAGTTGAACTAAAGAATGGTAGATATACTGAATTAAAACATAATGATTTGTTAAAAATTATTAGAGATGAATTTGAAGAAGAAATTACTCAAGGAAAAATTTCCTTGAGTGAATACAAAGATAATACAGGAAAGAAAAATCAAATGTATATAATAACTTTGGAACAAGCAAAGCAATTACTTATGAGAGAAAGTAAGTATGTTAGAAAAGGTGTGTTAGAATATATACATAAATTAGAGAATAAATTAAAAGAATTTAATAATGTAATGATTTTAAAGAAATATGAACCAACTGAATATGAAAAAGATTTATTAAGATTAGAAAAAGCAAAATTATTTAAAGAATTATCGGAAAGTGTAAAAATACAGTCTTATAAAGATATATTACAAAGTTATAGTGCTAATACTTTAGCCAATGAATATATTTTACCTTTACCAAAGATAGAACAATTATCATATAGTGCTACTGAAATATGTAAAATGTTATTGGATAGATATGATTTAAAAGTAACAGTACAAAAGTTAGGTAGGATTGCTAATAAAGAAAATTTAAAAGTAGAAGATAATGGAGTTTGGGTGTTGGATAAGAAGAAATATAGTAATGGTACTACTGAAACATTTAGATATTATGAAAAAATGGTTGAAGTATTTTATAAATTATTGAGAGGAGAAAAATAATGAGAAATATTGATAAAACATATAAGAAATATTTAGAAGAAGTATTATATTATGGTAAATGTAACGAAGTTAGGGCAAAATGGAGTGATGGAGTTAATGCAAAAACAGTAAGTATATCTCAAGTATTTTTTAAAGAAGATAATCCACAGAATGATTTTCCTATAACAAATTTTAGGAAAATAAATTATAAAAAGGCAATTAACGAGATTTTATGGATATATCAAAAAAGAAGTAATAAATTAAAAGATTTAAACTCAATGATATGGAACAGTTGGGAATATAAAAATACAGGGTCGATAGGACATACGTATGGATTTATTGCAAACAAGGAGTATAAGTCAATGATTAATAAATATCCTGAAGTATTTGGAGATAAAAAATATTTAAATCAAGTTGAATATTTATTTCAAGCTATAATAGACAATCCTTATGATAGAAGAATGATGATTAATTTATATGATTTAGATGAGATACAAGAAAGTAATTTACCTCCCTGTGCATTTATGACATCTTATACAATAATAGATAATAAATTAAATATGCACTTAACTCAAAGAAGTGGAGATATGTTAGTTGCAAGTCTTTTTGGTGGTTGGAATACAGTACAGTATGCTTTCTTACATCAATTAATTGCTAAATGTTGTGGATTGGATGTAGGAAGTTTTTCACATTTTGTAATGAATAGTCATATTTATGATAAACATTGGAAAGATAATAATTTATTTGATTATGTTGAACAGTCATTAGATAATGAACCAGTTAAACTTGAAATAAATATAGAGAATAATATTAATAATAATATGACAAAAACTGAAAAATTAAAGGTTGCTTGGGATAATTTTTTAAATTTTAAAGAAAGTGATTATAATTTAATAGGATATAATCCTAATAATTATAAATTAAAGTTAGAGGTGGCAATATGATGAATACAATAGTTTTTAGTATACTGTTAGTTGTTATATATGTTATTGGAATTATTTTAAATTTAGTTATTACATTAGATATTTTAGTCTATACCTATGATGGTAAATGTAGTAATATAATATTTAGTAGATATGATAATGGTTTTAAAACATTTTATACATATTTATTAGATATTTTAATGTTAATTGCTTTAATTTTATTATCCTTCGTAGGTACAGTATTTTTATTAAATATTATTTGGAATATTGAAGATAATATTAATAGTTAAAAATTTTTAGTCAATTACTTAAAAAAGTAGTTGACTTTTTTAAATTTATATGGTATCATTATTTTGAGATTAGAAATTAGGAGGTAATATTATGTTATTAGTAAATGATGTAGGTAAGAAATATGTATTATTCTATGATACAATGACTTTAAATACAAAAATGTTTTGTGATAAAGTTAAGAAGAAATTTGGAGATAAGATTGCAGTACATAACATAAATGAAATTTTAGAAAATTATGGTTATTATAAGTTAAGTGGTAGTGTTGAATTAATTGAAAGTATTGAATATCATTTAATAACTTATACAATTATGCAAGGGGAGATACCACAAACTACTTTAGATTTCCTTGAAAAATATCATTGGAAAGATAAGATTAAAACTATATCAAGTACAGGACAGAAAAATTGGGGTAGTGATTTATTTGCTAAAGCAGTTGATGTAGTGAATGAAAAATACCCTAATATTCAAAAAGGGTTAAAGATAGAATTACAAGGTACAACAAAAGATGTAAATAAAATGGGAAGATTAATTTTAGAGGGGAGTAATAAGTAATGTGGTTAGTTAAAGATAAAGAAATGATTAATATAGATGATATTGAACATATTGAATATTGCTATTATGAAGAAGATAATGAGTATGAATTAGTTTTTAATAAATATGGAAAAGAAATAGCATATTTCTTTTTCAAAACATAAAAAGAAGTAAAAGATAGTTTTGAAAAAATAATAAATGGAATTAGACTTGGAAGTAAAATTATACATTTATAAAAAAACTATTGACAAATTAAAGAAAATATGATATATTAAATATGAAAATAAATTAAAAGAAAAGGAAGTGTTATAATGGCATTTAATCAATTTAGAATAAATTTTGAGTTTTTAGGAAAATTAGAAGTATTGAAAGATAGTAAGGACAGTAAGGGAAATGATATAAGAGGTACTGTTAGGGATAATGGTAAAGGGTTTACTAAATTAGTTTTTAAAGGTAATGTTGAAAATCAAGGAGATTTTTATTTAGAGTTAAATGGGTTTGCTAATCCTGTTAAGTTTACATTAAATGAAGTTGATAAAAATGGAAACAATAAAGTGTATGATTTTAACGGAGGTAAATTAAAATATGCAGAAAGTGAAATTAAAGACCTTTATAAATCTACATATAAATTAATAAAAGGTAAAGATGAACAAACTTTTTATCACGGTAGGGATTTTGTAAACACTTTGATTAAATTAATACCTAATATTGAAAAAAATAAAAATACTTTATATAAAATTAAAGGTACTGTTGATAGAAGTATTTTCAAGAATAATATGTATGATAAATATATGATTAATTCTGTTGAAATATTGACAAAAAAAGAAGAACAATATTTGAAAGTTTATGAGGTATTTGCATACAAGAGAGAAGAATTAAAAGGAAGCACAATAACACCATACGAAATTATTAATCTTAGTACAAAAGATAAAGGTAGAAAAGATTTTTATTATAAGTCAAGCAAGAAATTGAAACTTAATAATAAATGGTTATTAAATGGAGTTATGGAAAGCATACCATTAAAAGAAAATCCAGTTATTATGGGATATATCAAGGATTTAATGGCTAATGAGATTGGTAGAATTAAGGTACATTATAAACCAGTTATTAATACAACTAAACAAGAGGAAACTGAATATAAACCTGACTTGGAAAGTTTACCTATTGAGTTTAGGGAAGCATATAAGAGATTAATTGAAAAAGGTTTAGAAAAACAAGCAAAAGAGATGGTTAAAAGGGTTGGAAATGCAATCAAGTTAAGTGAAGGTGGAGGATTTAAAGAATATTACATTGATGAATTTGAATATTCTTCAGATTTTGCATTAAAAGTTAGTGAAACAGTTACAAAAGCAGAGTTCTTAGAAACTAACTTAAAAAATATTGAACTTGCAACTAATAAGGAAACTAGAGGTAAATTATTATTAAGTAAGATTATGATTAATAAAGAAAATATATTGTCATCTGATGAAAATAATGTATTTGGAAATGATAATGATAATATTGGATTTGAAGATAATTTAAATATGGAAGATGATATATTAAAAGAAAAAGAATATAAAGAAATTAGTTTTGATGATATTGAAGAAAATGAAGATAAAAAAGAAGATGTTGTAGAAAGTAAAGTTGAAGAAACTAAGGAAGAAGTGAAAGAAGATATTGATGATATATTTAATGAAACTTCTGAAAATAAAGATGAAAAGGTTGAAGATAAGAAAGAAGAAACAGTAAAAGAAAATAAAGATGTTAATGAAAGTAAAGATGAAGAAGATTTATTTGATGAAATCTTTAGAAGTTAGAAAGGCAGGAAAAGGTATGAAATGTAGTCATTGTGGGAAAGAGATTGCTGACATATATTTTTCTTTTAAATTAGGGGAAAGATATTATCACAATGAATTATGTTATTTTGAAAGTGTTAGAAAAGATTTTAACAAGAAAATAAATAAGATGTTACAATATTATTATTCATTTAATGATAAGAATGTTAAAGTACCAAAACAATATTATATGTTATTCAATAAATTAAGAAAAGAATATAAAGATGAAAAATATACTATGTTTTTCCTTTACAATTCAAGAGATATTATAAATGAAATTAATAATAGATACCAGTATTGTAAAGTTAATACTAGAATGTATAAAGTCTGGGAGTATTTAAGAGATAATTATTATTTGATGTTGCCACAGTATTTTAAAAAGACTGAAAGCATATCACATATATTTGAAAGTGAGAATAAAGATAGAGTTATTAAAAAAAGACATAAAAATAGATTATTAGAAGATTAGTCAATTAATATTGACTAATTTTTATTTATATGGTATAATTTATTAAAAAGTTAAAAGGAGAGAGATATGTTGAATTTAGATGAAGATTTAAAATTAGTAAAAGATAGATTAAAGGAATTTAGAAAAGAGAATAAGAAAATAATATCATTTTCAATGTTGAATGTTATTGAAACTTGTTACAGACAATATAAATTTCAATATGTTGACAGGGTTAAGTTGGAAGATAGTAATAATATTTATACTTTTTTAGGAACATTGGCACATAGTTTGATTGAAAGATTATATAGAGATGAAATTACAAAAGATGAGGCTATAAAAGAGTGGCTAGAGAATATTGAAAATAATCCTTATTATTTCTTAGATTATACTAGATGTGAAAATCCTAGTATAAGGGAAGAAATGTTTAATAAGAATGAGTTATATAAGAATAATTATAATTCAAATATGCTACATTATTTTGAGAACTTTACAAAGATGAGTTATATTAGTTTTTTTCAAGAGAGAAAGATTTATTTTGAATTAGGAGAACTATTTAAAAGTCCAATGTTTGATAATTATATATTCAATGGTATTATTGACTTTATTGGGGTTAATGAAGATGGTAGTTTAGATATTATTGATTATAAGACAAGTACGATATATAAGGGAGATAAATTAGTATTACATAGTTTTCAGTTGATATTATATGCACTTGCTTTGGAAAAAATGGGATATAAGATTAATAAGATTGGTTGGAATTTTTTAAAGTATGTTAGAAAAATTACAAAATTCAAGAATGGTAATGTTAGATATACAAATTGTGAGAGAAAAGACTTTGTCAAAAAAGATAATATTAATTTTGAAGATTGTTTAGTGTTTATTGATTATAATATTATGAATAAAAAGAAAGCATTGAAATATATATTTGATAATATTTTAAAAATGATTAAGGTTGATAATTTGAAAAATTTAGATACAAATAAAATACCATATAATTATGATAAATTCTTTTGTGAGAATTTATGTAGTTTTTATAAATTTTGTAATGTAGGTGTATAATATGAATGATAATACTTTTATAAAATTACTTAGGAATAATAAACATTTATTATTTGAATATTTAAAGAATAAAAATATTAGATATACTGTTAATGTTGATGAAAGCAGTATAAGAATGGATAGTATAGGAAGTGATAATTTTAATGGGTTATCACTATCCTTAAATTCTATGGTTTATTATGATTTTAAAAGTACAGAAAAAGGTAATGTATTAGATTTATTGAGTATTATAACTAATTTAAATAAACATTTAATAATGTTTGAATTTAAATGTTTAATTGAAAAGTTAGATTATGAAATACAGAAAGTGGATAATGATGATTATATTGAATATGAGAAAAAAGAATTATTGGAATATCCTAAAAGATTATTAGATTTATTTCCTAATATTATTAGTGATTTATTTTTAAAGGATAATATAAATGAGCCTACACAGTTACTATTTAACATTAAATATGATAAAGAAACTGACAGGGTGTTAATACCTATTGAATTTAAAGGAAAATTAGTAGGTATGGTTGGGAGATATAATAATAGTGAAGTACCTAAGAATGTTCCTAAGTATTATCCAGTACTTGTATACCCAAAAAGTGAAGTATTGTTTGGGTATGATTTATGTAAAGATAGTATAGAAAAAACTAAAACAGTTATATTAGTTGAAAGTGAAAAGTCGATAATGAAAAGTATTCAATGTGGACTATATAATACTTTAGCAGTAGGTGGGAGTAATATTAGTAATTCACAAATAGAGTTGTTAAAAGAGTTAGGAGTTAGAAAAATATTTATTTGTTTTGATAGTGATAAGGAAAAAGAAAAAATATTAATTCAAATAAATAAATGGTTTAAGAATGAACAGTTTGATGTTTATTTTACTGATAACAATACAAAGTATGTGAATGAGAAAAGTTGTATATTTGATATGTGTTGGAGTAGGAAGAATATATTAAAATATATAAAGAAATTTAGTGAAAAAGTCAAGTCATAAATTAAGGCTTGACATTTTTTTATTTATGTGATATTATTATAATGGAATACTAATGAAATTTTAAATGGAGGTTAAATAAATATGAATAAATTTAAAGAGTTTATGGTAATAATTAAAGAAATTATTTTTCTTATATTATTTTATGGTTTATTTATATTATCTTTTTCTTTAGTAGTTTATATATTTTTAAGTGTATTATAGAGTTAGGAGTTATATTATGAGAGAAAATAAAGGTTATGTATTACAAGATAATATAAAAAAATCTTGTGAAAAACAAGATATATTATTTTATAGATTTAGAGATAGTCCTTTTAGTTTTGCTAATAGTGAAAAGACAAAATTTACTACAAATAATATATGTGATTGTATAATATTTTTAAGTGGTAAATTATTATTTTTAGAATTAAAAAGTGTTAAAGGTAAAAGTAAATCATTTACCAATCACGAATTTAGACAGTTAAATGATATTAATAAAATTATTCATAATAAGAGTGGTTATAAAAGATTTGGAGTATATGGTGGATTTTTAATAGAATTTAGGGAAATGGAACAGAGTTATTATTTTCCAGTAAAAGAAATATATAGATATTTTGAGGAAAATAATACAAAAACATTAAATATTGAAAAATATTTAAAAGGATATTATTGTATAAAGATTAATCAAGAAATTTTAAGGAAAAATTACAGATATGATATTAGAAATATATTTATAGAATTAGGAGGAAATTATAATGAGTAAATTAATTAAAGTAAAGAATACTATAACAAGTATTGAATTAATGAATTTAATTAACAAATTTAGATTAGAAGAAAATGATACAAGAATTTTAAGACACGATAATTTAGTAAGAATGATAAAAGATGAATTTACTGATGAAAAGGGTATACTTATGGTTAAGGACACCCCATATATACACCCACAGAATAAACAAACTTATTATTTTTATGAATTAGATTTTTACCAATCATTACAATTATTGATGAAAGAAAGTAGAATTGTAAGACAAAAAGTTATAGAATATATTAAAAAATTAGAAAAAGAAAATATGGAATTAAGACAGGCATTATGGAATAAACAGAATAGTGAGTGGCTTGAAACTAGAAAGCAAGGAAAATTGACAAGAAGAAATGAAACAGATGTTATTGCTAGTTTAATTCTAATGGCAAAGAAACAAGGTAGTGAAAATGCAGATAAGTTATATACAGTTTATTCAAGTTTAGTTAATAAATTAGTTGGTATAAAATCAAAACAAAGAGATATTGTTAGTGTAGAAACTTTAGAACATATAAGGTTATTAGAAGATTTAATATCAAAAGTTATTGCTAATGGTATTGAGAATGATATTTATTATAAAAATATTTATCAAAATTGTAAAAAGAAAGCAAATGAATTAATTGAATTATTAACGTTAAGAACAAATTTATTGGAGGAAAAATAAAATGAATAAATTAATAAATAAAATTGTAAAATTTAAAGTAAGAGTAATATTAGATTATTATGGGAGTTTTATAGTATATGAGCCTTATACTAAACTATCATTAGGGGAGTAAAATATGAAAAAATTGGAAGAAGATTATACTGGTTATGAATTTACATATTTTACTTATGAAGAGTATGATAAAATGTTAGATTTAATGTTATATAATATCTATAAAAATACATTTATAGATAAAGATGATTTAAAACAAGAGTTAATAATATTTATTATGAGATTAGAGAAAAAAATATTTGCAAGAGAAGATGAAATTGATAATATTAAAGGTTACATAGTACATTGTGTCAAGATGAAAACTAGAACATTGGCTAAGGAATTTTTTGAAAGATTAAAAAAAGAAAATTCAAGTAGTCTTGATATTATAGATGATGTTGTCAGTGATAATTCTGATATTGAAAATTATATTGTAAATAAATCTTATATAAATGATTTATTTGATTATTATGAAATATTGGAAGAAGATAGAAATTTATTATTAGGACATAGACCTAATAGTAGAAGAAATGAAAGATATTTATTGAATAGATGGTTAAAAAATAAAGTATTGAAAAAGGATAAAGAGAAATGGAAGTTAAGTAATGAGTAATATTATTATAAAACAAGAAAATTTTATGGAACAGAGAACTAATTATGATTTTGAACAATTAAAATTATATTTAAAAGATTTAAAAGATTATGGTTATGTTGAAAAAATTGATGGAACAGTACCTTTAAAGCACGATAAGGTTATGCAATTTGGGAGATTTAGAGTAAGATTAGATACAAAATATAGAGTATTTGAAACAGATGTTTGGAAGGATTGATATGAGAAAAATTAAGAATAAGGAAGATAAATTAAGGAAATATAATATAAAATTTAATGGTATTTCAAGACAGAATGGTAAAACAAGTTTAATAATTAGAAAATTTAAGGAGAAAAAATTAGGTAATGGTTGTAAAATATTAAGATTAGGCTATAAGGATAGTGATATTAAGAATATTGCTAAAGTATTAAAATTTATAAATGGGGGTAAATTAATTGAAGAATAAGTATTTTAAGTTATATTATAATGATAGACTTTTACAAAATATTAATTATAAACAATTAAGAATGTTTTGTAAGGATAAAGGATTAATTATGGATAATATGTTAAGAACTTTACCTAATTATCCTAATGAAAAGAGAAGAAATAAAATTTATAGAGGATATAAGGTTGTAGAACAGTCTAAAAAAGATTTAAACAAAGAACTTATTGAAGATGTAGATAAACAGCAAAGAAAGTCAAATATGGCTATTTTAGGTAGTGATAAGAAAGAAATTGACTTTATAAATGGTAAAATTAGGGCAGAGAAAATAATTCATTTAAATATTGATAACATTAATGAGAAAGATATACTAAAAGAATTTAATTTGGATATTAAAGAATGGCAAATTGAGAAATTAAATTATTCATTATGGGATAGTCCTAATAAAGATAAGGGAACAATACCTTTATATTCTGTTAAATGCCAATTCAAGAAAAGAGATAAGTTAGATTATGATGTTGAAGAATTAAAGAATGTTATTGACAGTTGCTTTGATAAAGTTGATTTTGTAAGACCAACATTAAATAAAAATGATATTAGTGAAAATATGATATTGATTGATATAGCAGATTTACATTTGAATAAGTTTAGTGATGATTATGATATGGAGATTGCTGAAAATAGATTTAATAATGCTATTGATACTTTTTTAAATGAAACAAGTGCAGAAGAATGTATATTTGTTATTGGGGAAGATTATTTTAATATTGATACAATTAATAAGACAACTACAAAAGGTACACCACAAGATACAGAAGTAGATGTATATAGAATGTTTGATTTTGGATTAAAATTAATGATAGAAACATTGCATACATTGAGTGTATTTTTTGATAAAGTTAATGTTATATTAATTCAAGGAAATCACGATAAATTATTAAGTTATATGTTAGTAAAAGCACTAGAACACTATAATTTTGAAAAAGGAAATATTGTATTTAATAGTGAAATAAAGAGTAGAAAATACATAGAATATGGAAATTCTTTGATTGGATTGGGGCATTTAGATACAGAAAATAAAAAACAGAAACAGTTTTTAATGCAAAATGAAGTTAAAGAGATGTATGGTAAATCTAAATATAATTATTTCATTAGTGGGCATTTACATAATTATTCTGTTGAGGAAATTGGAGGAGTACAATATATAAGGTTGCCTAGTCTTAGTGGTAGTGATAATTGGCATAATGAGATGGGTTACATTACACAGACTAAAAGTGCCATTGCCATTGAATTTAATAAAGATAAAGGTATGTTTAAAAAGATTATTTATAATGTGTAGCAAAAAACTACACATTTTTTTTTATAAAAGTGTTGACAAATAGAAAAATTTATGATAATATTATTGTAGATAAAATTTAATTGGAAGGAGATTTAGTATTGTGAAGAAATATAATATAGTAGATTTATTTTGTGGAGCAGGAGGGGGTCAATAGGTGTTAAAAGGCATAATAGAACTAATACATTATTTGCATTAGATTTTTGGAAACCTGCTGTTGACAGTTATAATTATAATTTAGGAAATAAAGCATTAAATATGGATATACATAATTTAAGTGAGAAAAAGATTAAAGAATTGATAGGAGATAATAAATGTGATATTGTTTTAGGAAGTCCACCTTGTCAAGGATTTAGTTTACAATCTAGGTATAAATATAAACAAGGTGGAGAATATCACGAAGGTATGGAACAGAAAAATCATTTATTCCTTGAATTTCTAAGGGTAGTAAATATAATAAAACCTGAAGTAGTTGTAATGGAAAATGTTAAAGGCATTTTAAGTATGAAAAATAAAAATAAAGAATTGATATTAGATAATATTATAAAAGCATACAATGAAATTGGTTATTATGTAAAATATAAAATAATAGAATGTGAAAAATTAGGATTACCACAAACTAGACACAGGGTAATATTTTTAGCAAGTAGAGATAAAAATTTATTTGATATGTTAGAATATCCACAATATAGAGATAAGAGTGTAAGTATTAAAGAGGCTATTATGGACATACCTGAAAAAGATAATACTTATTTAGTTGGTGTAGATAATACAACAGATTATATAAAATCTTTAAGAAATAAAAATGATATTCTTATTGACAATGTAACAAATAATACTTCAAAAATAGTTAAAGATAGGATAAAACTTATAAAAACAGGTATGTATATGGGTTGTTTACCAGAAGGACACCCTTTAAAAACTAAGGCAAAGTTTACAAATAGTTATAAAAGAGAAGATGAAAATAATTTATTAGGAACTATAAGCAATATATGTAAAACTATGTTAATACATCCTAAATATGACAGAATATATACTATTAGGGAAGGTATGAGATTACAAAATTTTCCAGACAATTTTATATTACAAGGTACAACACAAGAAAAATATATAATGATAGCCAATGCAATACCGCCTATATTAACTGAAAAAGTATTTGAAAATGTTTTTAAGGTGTTAGATAATTATTATGAAAAGAATTAATATTTAAATTACAAAGGAGAGTTTATAGTGGATATAGTTAAAGATATTAAAGGTAATGTTGTAAATGTAGGAGATAAGATTAAATTTATGTATTGTGATTTTGATGATTTACATAAAAAAGAATACATTACAAGTAAAATTATTAAAATAGATTATGAAAATAAGGAAGTAATTATGGATAGTGGGCATAGTTGTAGATATTTTCATTTAACTAAATGGGAAGAAGAAAATTTAGATGAAGGAACAAAGAAACGTTTTTTAACTAATACAATAGGTGGGGAAAAAGTAGATTAAGGAGATAATATGGAAAAAAATTTATATGATTATGAAATTAAAAAAGGCAAAGATGTATTATTTAATTTTAAATTTATAAAGTTAGGTAATAAAAAATATAGAATAAAATATAATCTTTATTTTGATAAGGTTGAGAAATACTTTAAAAATGATGAATTAGGTATTATTGCTAAAGGTTATTTAGCAAGGATATTAAGTAATTTTCATACTACATTTAAGATAAAGCCATTGAATGAGCAACAGGGGTTTGATTTTAGTTTAGATGTTGAGTTTAGTGGAGATATAGTTGAAAGCATATATATTGATACATTTAAGGAATATAAACAGGCATTAGAAAGCATATTAAAAAATATGAAAATAGTGTTGACAAGAGAGAATATTAATGCTATAATAGAGATGTATCAAAGTTTGGATAATAAGGTTGAAAATATGATTGTATTAGATAGCAAAACAAATAAAATATATCAAATTAACAATTCACAAATTGATAAGCAAGATAATACAACATTAGGACTTTATCTAACAGACAGAGATATACTTGAGATTGAGAGAATGAAGAAACCAATTATTATCCATAATCATAGGAATAATTTAATATTTTCAAAGGAAGATTATGAAGTGTATGAGAAATTGAAAGAGAATATTAAAAAGAAATTTCTTTTTATGGTATATTCAGTTGAAACTCAAGAATTAAAAGAGATAAATACTGGTATAGTATTTTCTTAAAATTATTAAAAGAAAGGAAGTATATTATTATGGAATATGGACAATGTGTATTAGTGGTAGGAAGAAGTGGCAGTGGGAAAACTTATTCTCTTAGAAATTTAATTCCCAAAGATACAATAATTGTAATGAGTAAATTTAAACCTTTAGTATTTAAAAATTGGAAAAATAATTTTTCAATTAATAAATTAGAAAAAGGTAAAGGACTTATAAAAATATGTAAAAATTTTGAAGATTTAAATAAGTTTATTAATATATTAATAACTAAAAAATTACCTTTTAAAAATATTATATTTGATGATTTTCAATATTATTCACAATTAGATGTTTTTACAAGAGCCGATGAAAAAGGTTTTGATAAGTTCATAGGTCTAGCAATGAATATACAAAAATCATTAGATTTGATAACTACATTGCCTTATATTTTAGGTTCAAATATAGCAATATTTTGGCACTCTAATACTGAAACTTTGGCAGAAGAAAAAGGTACATTAGTACAAACATCTAGTAAATTTATAGATGAGAAATTTGTTGTTGAAGGTATATTTAATACTGTTTTAAAGACTGAAATAGTTGATGGTTATTATAAATTTAAAACAAATTCAGATAATAATTTATTAAGTATAAAATCTCCAGCAGGTGTGTTTGATTTATATATTGATAATGATTTAAATTATGTATTTAATCAATTAAATAAATTTGATAGAGGAGAGTTGTAAAAATTATTTTTAAGTCAAGTAAGAAATTGCTTGACTTTTTTATTTTATTATTATATAATAAGATAGGATAATATTTATAAAGGAAGTGATTTTATGGGAAATGAAAATATATTCAGTATTAGGAAGATATTATATACTAAGGACAGAAAAATAACATTAATTAAAGACCATACATTTAGAGTAACAGAAAATACTGTTGAAGTTCAGTATTTATGTAATGGCTTAGCAATAGTCAGACAGTTTATGATACCTTTTAATGAGATTTATTATTTACTTGGTACTGACTTTGTAAGTGAAATTATGGAAAAGGATAAGGACTGGTTTGAAAGTAATATTTATATATTCATATCATTTACATTAAGGGATAATATATTATATAATAATTTACCTTATGAAAATTCAAGAAATTTGGATAATTCACATATAAAAGATGAGGAATACAAGGATTTATTTTCAGTTACTTATAAATTAGGTAGAGAAAATGTATTGAAAATGTATAAATGTTTTGTATCTATGGATAAAGATTATAAACTTAATATAGGTAAGGTTGCATATACTAAAGTACATAGGTTGACAAATTCACTAGATACTGTAAATTTAGTTGATTTTAATAAGTTTAAAAAATTAGTTGAAAGGATAAAATAATGGAATTTTTGGAGAAAAATTTGGAAGAAAGTGAAGTAAAATTAACTCAATTAATTTATAATAACAGAGATAATCTTATTGAAATAAAAAATAAGATTAATACAGATGACTTTATTAACTCAAATATGAAAATATTGTTTGACTATGCAGTTATTCTATATCAAAAGTATGATTTTCAAATATTGACTTTAGACAGGATAAAACAGTTGATAGCAAATAATGAAGATATAGATGATGTTACTAGAGAGTTATTGCTAATTCATACTGATATTATGAAGATAGATTATGATTTAGATATAAAAGGGGAGTTTGAGATATATCTAAAAAATCTTAGTCTATATCGTTATTCTAACTTTGTTGATGATAATGGTGGGATAGAGGGTATAATTAATAAGTTATCTGACTTTGCAGATAATACAGATGATATGAGAGATTACTTGTTAGATAGTATTGATAGATGTTTTCATATTTATAAGTCAAAACCTATTGAAAGTGATATGGAACAGGGTATGGAAGAATTAATAAAGGAAATAGAAAATGATGAAATGGAAGTGGGGATAAGGCAGAGATTTAATGAATATACAGACTATTTTACAGGAGGTATATTTAAAGGGGTACATTTTCTTGGTGCTTCAAGTGGAAAAGGTAAGACCACTTGGACTTTTCCATTTTATATTTTACCATTATTACTACAAAAAGATGAAGATGGGGAATGTAGTGAAAAGATATTAATTATTGCTAATGAGCAAGATAAGAAAACATTTCAAAAGTTATTTTTAGTTGCTATTTATCAATATGTGTATAGATTTACTGAAAATAATAAGAAATTAAAGAATAGGTTTATTAGGAGGCATAGAATTGAAAGGGGTAGTCCTACTGACTTGGATAAGAGATTATTGAGAGATACTTTTGTATATTATGTAAATAATTTTAAAAAGAGAGTAAAATTTGTTTTTATGCCAATGTTTACCCCTGATGATATAGAGAATTGTATCATCTCAAATGCTAGAAAAGGTTATAAAAATATTATACTAGATACTATGAAAGCAGAAGTCAAGGGGGAATACCAATTATTATCTAACCTTGCAACTAGGCTCGATATGATTGCTAAGGCTAATGATTTAAGAATTGTTGCTACGGTGCAGTTAGCAATACATAGTATGAATAGGAAATATTTAGACCATACTTGCTTGGCAGAGAGTAAACAGATTGTAGAGATAGCAGAGCATAGTTTATATTTCAGGTATACAGACTTGACTGAATTATCTAAACTAACTATTATAAGATATAAAAGGGATATTATGAGTGATGGAAGTATTGCAGTTACAGAAGAACAATTATTACATACTGAAATTGAAGCATTTATGGAACAGGGGTTAAGGAAGAATAAAGACTTATTTGTAGGTATGAAATTAATGTTAGTATTTGTTGGTAAAAATAGACACGGAGAGAGTGATAAGATTGTGTTGGCAATAATGAATTTTGACAATATGTATTATAAGGAGTTAGGTGTTGTTGAAGGGTTACAATATGATAAATTTTAAAATATGAAAGGATTGTTAAATGAGTATATTGGAAAAATTAGATAAAATAATAGAAGTTACTAAAAATGAAAAGTTTATTGAATTAAAAAGATTTTATAATAAAAATAGAAGATTAACACATAAACAAATAATATGGGTTGAAAAATTTTATTATAGTTTATTTGAAAAGGTTGAAGAAGAAATTGAATATGACCATACTTTATATGGTTACGATGTATAATAAATTAAAGTCAAGTTTATACTTAACTTTTTTATTTTGATGTGATAAAATTTATATGGATATTTTATTAAAGGAGAGAAGTAATGGAAATATATAATAATTTAGATTTGGATATTGGAAGTGTTAAAGGTTTTGATAATATAAAGAAATTTTTTATTGAAAATAAAGATATATTTATGGATAAGGATAAAGTTATTACTTTTGATATTGAAACTAAGGACTTGAATATTAGAAATAATAAGTTATTAGGTTTTGGTATTGGATTTTTCACTACTAAGTCAAGATATTTAATAACTAGAGATTTAAGTATAGAACAATTAAAAGTGATATTCAAGGCTTTTAATAACTTTAAATGCAAGATTGTATTACATAATTCTTATTTTGATATATCACAATTAAATTATATGTTAGGAATGAAAATTAGATGGACTTATTGCACATACATAATGGCACATTGTTTACATACTGACATATTATTGAGAGCAGAAGATAAGGATAAGGGGAATAGTTTATCGTTAAAGGAATTATGTAAATACTATTACGAGGAATTATATGGATATGAAGATGAATTAGAAAATATAAAAAAAGAAATTATAAAGGAAAAAGGTATTACAAAAAATAAATTTACTTATGATATGTTTTCTGATGATGTTTTAATACCTTATGGTAATTATGATGTGTTAGTTACTTATGCTTTATTTGAAAATTTTATTAAAGAAGTTAAGGAAAATGTTAAGAATGGTTGGGATAAGTTACCATACTTGCTTAAATTAAAACATAAGGTAACAAATATTTATATCAATGCAAAAGTAAAAGGTATTAGAGTTGACAGGGATAAGGTATTGGAGTTAAATATTCAATGGAACAAGATATTGGAAAAAAATCATAGTGAGATTGTAGGAACTGAAGAAGTTAAGAAAACAGAAGATTTACTTTATATGAGAGAATATCGTAAAGTATTGGATAAAAGACAGAAAGATTATGATGATAAATTAGAGAGCAGATTAGAAAAAATTAAATTAGGAAAATATACAAAAGAAAGATTATTGAAAGATAAGGAAAGAATTAGTCAATTAACTTCAAAGATGTTAGAAAATATTGAAAATAAGAGTAAATTTAATTTGAAAAGTCCTAATCACAAGGCAACTCTTTTTATTGATATTATGGGATTAAAACCTATAAAATATAATGACCCAAATAAAAAAACTGGAGAGAGAACACCTAAAGTTGATAAGGAGTTTATGGGTAAATATTCATACATACCCTTAGTTGATAAGATAAGAGAGTATTCTTTATATATTAAAGGGGTAGATGGGTTTTTAGGAGTAAATGATGAAAATAAGGAGAAGGGTTTATGGAACTTGACAAGCGAGAATTATCCATTTAACCATCCTAATTCAAATTTACAAGGTACGATAACTCACAGGGTAGCACAGAATAGTGTAAATTTACAGCAGTTGCCAAGTCGAGGGGATTTATCAGTATTGAAAAAATGTATAATTCCTTTACAAGATAATCATAGAATTGTTGCTTTAGATTATTCGAGTTGTGAACTTTATATATTAGGAGCATTAAGTAAAGAGCCTAATTTAATTAATGCAATCAAAGATGGTTTGGATTTACATAGTAATATGGCTTATGGAGTTTGGGGAGATACAACAGAGATAACAAAAGAGAAGTATGATGAGATTAAAACATACCTAAAACAGTCGGAAATGGGGGTACATTATCGAGGAATGACCTTAGCCGACCTAGACATACCCCTAAGAAAAAAATTGTCTGTAATCAAGGATTTGATGGGCAATATGAGATATAATGCTAAAAGTATTAACTTCGGATTACCTTACGGAATTAGTGCAAAAGGATTGGCAGAAGATATGAAAGTTAAAGTTAAAGAAGCAGAAAAAATGCTTAATGAATATATGGATAGGAATAAAAAAATAAAAGAGTTTATGGATAATAATAAAAATTTCTTATGTAAAAATGGTTATGTTGAAGGAACTCACGGACAAAGGCTATATATGAATAAGTCTAAGGGTATTGATTTAAAAGAATTAGAAAATTGGAAATATAATGATAAAAAAGAAATATTAGAAGAATTAAGAAAATCTACTAATTATATTATTCAAAGTGAAAATGCAATGGTTATTTATGAGGCATTGATTAGATTTGATAAGAAAGTTAAGGAGTTAGGTTGGGAAAATGATGTGTTTATTCTAACAACTATATATGACGCTTGTTATTTGTCAGTAAGTGATAAAATTAGTGATAAAGATATAAAGAAAGTATTGACAGAAGTGTTTGAAGTGTGGTATACTAAAGATGTAAGGTTTAGAGTTGACATTGAAAGTGGTAAAAATTTTAAAGAGTTACAACCAATAGAGTAAGGAGGATATATTATGAGTAGAACTAAAAGAAGTTTACCAAGTTATAAAAATGTAAATTGGTTTATTGATGTTAAAGAAAGCAAGAGATTTTATAAAAAATATCAAAAAAGACATTTAAGAAGAATTATTGAAAATGAAGAAGTAGAGTTTTATTCATTTAGAGGTATGAAAAGAATTTGTAGAGATGGCTGGAATTGGGATAAAGAAAGAAATAATGAAGCTGTGAAACAAAATATAAGGAAGTGGGAAAAAGAAAATGGTAAATGATATTATTTTAATAAATAATAAGGAGATTAAAACAAAAGAATATAAAAATCAAAGAGTTGTTACTTCTTACGATATAGCAAATTTACACGAAAGAGATATTAAAAGAGTAAATGAACAATTTAAAAATAATAGAGATAAATTAATTGAAAATGAAGATTATTTCATAGTTAAAAGAGATAAAATTTCAAAGTCGATTATATCGACTTTAGAAAAATTACCTCCAAATATGAAAGAATTGGTATTATTTACTGAAAGTGGTTATTTAATGTTGGTAAAAACTTTCAATGATGATTTAAGTTGGAAAATACAAAGAATGTTAATTAAAAGTTATTTTAGAGTAAAAGAATTACAACAAAATGAATTTAAAGTACCTAAAACATTTAAAGAAGCATTATTATTGGCAGTAGAACAGCAAGAAGAAATTGAAAGACTGGAATTAGAAAATAAAGAGAAACAAGAACAATTAAAAATTCAAGCACCGAAAGTTAGTTATTATGATATAGTATTAAATAGTCCTAACCTTGTAACAGTAACACAGATTGCTAAAGATTATGGTAAAAGTGGTAAATGGTTGAATAAGTTGTTAAATGAGTTGAAAATTCAATACAAGCAAAGTAATCAATGGTTACTTTATTCAAAATATCAAGGAAAAAGTTATACACAGTCAGTTACTTATGCAGATGAGGATAGTGAATTTACAAAACTTAACACTAAATGGACACAAAAAGGTAGAATGTTTATTTATGATAAACTAAAAGAATTAAATATATTGCCAGTAGTTGAAAGAGAGGGAGATAGTTATGATGAACAATGAAATAATAAAATGGGAATATGCTAAAGTAGGGGAATTATATTGTTGGACTATTTTAGGTATTAGAGATTATAATTTAGTTAGAGAATTAATTAATAAATTTAATAAATATGAAAATAAAATAAAATTTACTTTAGGTTCAGGTTTTTCAAAATATAATTTTTTATTAAATAATGGAGATTTTAATTTTGATAACTATTCATTAGAATTATGTGATAAAAAAGGTAAAAATTATGATGATGAATGTGATAATATAGGTATGAATTATGAATATGATTTTAATAATTTAAAAAGATTAATTGATTATATTAATTCATATAAAGATGATGTTATTAATATAAATAATGAAAATAATTTTGATAATGTAAATAAACCTAATCATTACCAATTAAATATAAAAGGTAATAATATTCAAGTAATTGATATTATTGATGAAGTGGTTAAGGATTATAAACCACAGGAAGCATTTAAAATTGCTAATGTTATTAAATATGTTTTGAGAGCAAGTAAGAAAAATGGAATTGAGGACTTAAAAAAGGCTAGGAAATATATTGATATGTTAGTAGGAGATAATAATGAATAGAATTTTAACTTTGTTATTTAATTTAATAGAATTGAGATTATATAAAAATAGAATATTAAAATTAGAAAAAGAAAGAGAAAATATAAAATATATTATAGTAGATGGTTAAATAAAGGAGGGGTTAATGTATATTTATTATGAATTTTTAAATTATTTGAATAAGGAATTAAAAGAATGGGAAGATTTAGAAAATTATTCAATAAATGAATATGGTAGGTATGAAGTTTGTGTTAAATTGATATTTGGAGTAGATTTAAAATTTAAAAATGGTAGTTATTATTTCTTTAAAATTAAGTTCCATTATAGAAATGAATTAGGAAAATGGATTACACCAACACTCGAAGAACTAAAAATAAATGTTTTATCTGAAATTAATAGGATAAAGAAACATAGAAAGAATTTAAAAAGTAAATTACAAACACTTAATAGAGAAATTGATAAAATAAAAAAAGAATTAGGGGAATAGTAATGAATGAAAAAGATTTTATTATATTAATTACTATAATATTTATGATTTTTGTTGAAATTATGGTAAATATGCGTTTTAAAAAATAGTCAAGATTTTTCTTGACTTTTTCTTTTTTATATGGTAAAATTAGTTGACTATAAATAGATTGGAGAAAATAAAATGAATGAATATTTAGATTTTATTAAATTTGCTTTAGATGAGTTCAGTGAGGTAGATAGTATTGAAAGTATAACTATTAGTGAGTTTGGTGGTTATACAAGTGGTATTGAATTTGAGGTATGGTTTGTTAGAAAAGGATTTAACTCATTTAAAGTTGCTAGTTGGGTAGTTAGTGGTAATTTTCAAACAGGAAATGAGATTAGTGAGGAGAATATGAGAAAATGCTTGAAAGAACAGATAGAAAAGTTTATTAATAGAAGTAAAGAGTTAAAGGAATTGGAAGAAAAGAAAAATTATTGTGAAAAAGAATTAAATAAAATTAAAGAAAAAATAATAAAATTGAAAAAATAATAGAGGAGAGAAATGATATGATTTTAAATAATATTGAAAATTTAATTTTGTATTCAAAAAGTGTATATTATGAGTATGGGATAGATAAAGATTTTATATTTAATAAGGAAGAACAAGAAAAGTTAGGTATTGAGTTTGGTAAGAAAGTTAATTTAATATCATTAGGTAATAATTTATATTTACAAGTGTTTACTGATACAATAACTTTAAAAATTTTTCAAGTAAGGATAATAGGTACAGTAGACAAAAAAGATAATATAAAATTTAATAAACATTACAATTATTTATATGAAAATGATATAAATTCTAAAATATTAGAGAATTTGAATATTTATTTAATAAATAAGTTAAAAAGATTTTTATTTTTAAAGGTTAATAAAACAGATAGAAATGAATATTTAGTTTGTAAAAATTATTATAAAAAACAGAGAGATATTTATATTAAAAATGTGTTAGAGAGAGAAATTTTTAAAGATAAATACTATAATTATATAAATAATTCTTTAATGAAAATGTTAAAAGATAAAGTTAGTACGAATTTAAAATTAGAGATTGAGTGTAATGGTAGAGATAATTATTATTATAAAATAAAAGATAATTTAGAAACATTTATATCATTTTATTTAGAAAAGAGTAATGTAAATAGTGGAATAGAGATGAAAAATTTTAAATTTAGTTCTAATGTTGTGTTTAATAATGAAACTTTACAATTTTTTACATCATTAATAAATGTTGCTAAAGAGTTTTTAAATAGTTATGTTATAGAGAATAAGTATGAAGAATTTAATTATTATACTCAAGAATATGAAACTAAATATAAATTTTATTTAGATATAGATAAAATAATAGGAGGTAAAAATGAATAAGAACTATATTATATTAAATAATAAAGTAAATCAAAAAGATAAGAATGGAAATTATATTAATTTAGAGTTAGATAAACAAGCAGTTTTAGAGTATTTTTTAAATAATGTAAATCAGAATACAGTATTTTTTCATAGTCTTGAAGAAAAGTTGGATTATCTAGTGGAGAATGGATATTATGATAAGAAAGTATTAGATAAATATACTATTGAAGAAATTAAGGAAGTGTTTAAGATTGCTTATAGTAAGAAAATAAGATTTAGAAGTTATACAGGTGCTGTAACATTTTACGAAAGATATGCTATGAGAACAACAGATAATGAAAGAATTTTAGAAAGATATGAAGATAGATTATCTATGATTGCTTTAACTATTGGTAGAAATTATGATGAGGCTAAAGAATTTATAAATATTTTAGCAGATAGACAATTACAAGGAGCAACACCTATATTTATGAATAGTGGTAAGTTAAGAAGTGGTGGTATGACCAGTTGTTTTTTACTTGACATTGAGGATAATTTAGAAAGTATAAATTATGCTATGAATAGTGCTATGCAGATGAGTAAAATTGGTGGTGGTGTAGGATTAAATTTAACTAAATTAAGAGCAAGAGGAGAAGTAATTAAAGATGTTGAGAATAGAGCAAGTGGTGTATTACCTCCTAGTAAGGTATTTGAAGATATTTTTAGTTATATAAATCAATTAGGTCAAAGGTCTGGAAGTGGAGTAGTACATTTATCTATATTTCATAATGATATAGAAGAATTTATTAATAGTAAAAAAGTTAATGCTGATGAAAAACTTAGATTAAAAACATTAAGTACAGCAATAATTATTCCTGATAAGTTTATGGAGTTATTAAAAGATAATTCATCAAGATACTATTACACTTTTTATCCTAAAAATGTTTATAATGTTACAGGTATGGAATTAGATAATATGGATATGAATGAATGGTATGATAAATTAGTTAAAAACAAAGATATAAGAAAAACACAAAGAGATAAATTAAAGTTAGTACAAGAAATAATTAGAAGTCAGAAAGAGAGTGGTTTTAGTTATATAATATTTATTGATACAATGAATAGGGAACATAATTTAAAACAAATTGGAAAAATTAATATGAGTAATTTATGTGTTTCTTATGATACTAAAATTTTAACTAAAGAATATGGTTATATTAAAATAGGTAGTGTTGAAAATCAATTAGTAAATGTATGGAATGGAGAACAATGGAGTGAAACTGTTGTTAAAAAAACTGGAGAAAATCAAGAGTTATTTAAAGTTAAAACAAGTAATTTAGATGAGATAAATGTTACTGAATATCATAAATTTTATATATTAAATAAAAATGGTAGAGGTTATAAAGAAGTTAGGACAAAAGATTTAATAATAGGAAATAAGTTAATAAAATTTGATTTACCTTTTAATCAAGGTTATTATGGTAGAAAAAAGTTAAAAAATGCTTATGTTAATGGTTTTTTTAGTGCTGATGGTAATGAGGAGTTTAAACTAAAAAATTCAAAAGAGCCTTATAGAAGATTAATTTTATGTAATGAGAAAAGAAATTTATTATATAAATTTTTGGAAGTAAAACATAATAGTATTTCTGAAAATAAAAAATATCAAAGAATTACTATAAATGGTTTAAAAGAATTAAAACCAAAATATTTTGTTCCATTTGGATATAATATAAAAAGTATAATGAGTTGGTTAAGTGGTTTTGCCGATGGAGATGGTAGTATAAGATGTGTTGATGGATTAAAAGATTTAACTCTTAATAATATCAATTTTTCTTTTTTAAAAGATATACAACTATTATTACAAGAAATTGGTATTTATAGTAAAATGAGGGTACAAAATCAAGAATATTATAGAGATTTCCCCAAAAAATTTGGAGAAAAAGGTACTGATAGATATTATTGTAAAAAAGCATATACTTTACATATAAACAGTATTAATTTTAAAAAATTAGTAGATTATGGATTTAAAACATTTAGAATGGATAGTACAGTAAGTTATGTGCCTACTTTAGATACTAGCCAACATATTAAAATAGTAAGTATTGAAAAATTAAAAGGTTTATACAATACATATTGTTTTACAGAGCCATTAAGAAATATGGGAATGTTTAATGGTATGTTATTAGGGAATTGTACGGAAATAGCACAATTAAATTCTCCAAATAAATTTAGTGATAATATTTATGATGGAACTAATGAATATGGTTATGATATTCAATGTGTATTGTCTAGTTTAAATTTAATAAATTTATTTGAATGTAAGACAGATGATGAAAGAAAAAATGTTATAATTTCAAGTATGAAATTTTTATCTAATGTAAGTGATTTATCTAATATAGATAGTGTACCTAGTGTTAATAAATCAAGAGATGATTTTCATAGTGTAGGATTAGGCACAATGGGATTACATACATTGTTTGTTAAATTAGGTATTGAATATGAAAGTGAAGAAGCAAAAGATTTAACAAATTTATTATTTATGTATATTAGATATTATTCATTATATTCTAGTATGTTAATTGCTAAAGAGAGAGGTAAGTTTAAATATTTTGAAAAGTCAGAATATGCAAATGGGAAAGCATTAGAAAAATATATAAATGGTTATATTAAATTACAACCTATAACAGATAGAGTTAAAGAGATATTAGAAAATATAGATATAAATTTACCAACAAAAGAAGATTGGGTTAATTTAGATTTAGATATTAGAAAATATGGTTTATACAATGCTTACCAACTAACTCAAGCACCTAACCAAAGTAGTGCATACTTGATGGAAACTTCCCCTAGTGTATTACCTGTTAGTAGTGAAGTAGAAATTAGGGATTATGGTTATTTACAAACAGTATATCCTATGCCATTTTTAACAAATGAAAATAAACATTTATATAAGAGTGCTTATGACATAGACCAAAAAAAAATGTTAGATTTAATTAGGGTTATACAGGAACATATAGACCAGTCAATAAGTACAACAATAAATATTAAAAGTAGTACATCTATGAAAGAACATTTAGGTATTATAATATATGCTTGGCAAAAAGGGATAAAATCTTTATATTATTGGAGAACTCAAAAACAAAGTATAATGGCAGATAGAGAGCCTATATGTGAAAGTTGTAGTGTGTAGTTATGGAATTTTATAAAAATCGTATAGAATTAAAATATTTTTTAAATGTAGATAATAAAATATTTGATATTAAGTATGTAGGTTTTGATTATGAAGATGATTTACCTTATCCATCGTATTTTGTGTTTGATTGTAAATATAAATATTATCACTATAAATTGAAATATTATTGTAATGATGAAATAACTGAAGAATATTTAAATATTTCTATGAAGATAAATTTATATTGTGAAGGTAATAATTATTATATAAAGTTTAATGATTTATTTAGTTGTTTCAATGATAAATTATTAATTTTAATGAGTATATATGATTACAGAGAATTGAAATTATATGATTTACATAGAGATATAGAAGATTTATCGGAATATATTAGAATAAATTATGGTTTAGATGTTAGAAAGGACTAAGGTAAAACTTAGTCTTTTTTAATTAAATTTTATTTGACAAATATTAAAAGATATGATATTATATTATTGAAATTAAAATAATTCATATAAGAAAGAGGTGTTTAATTATGTATAAAACAAATGTTAAATGTATTGTTACAAAATATAAATTATGTATTGAAGTTTATTATCTATTCTTTGCAGGAGATATAAATTATTATAGAGCAACTTTGGAGGATAAATTTATAGTTGATAGGGAACAACTTATAAAATATATTTTAAAGTGGATTAAAGAAAATATTAAAAAAGATGAAGATTTTAAATATTTAACTTTAAAAGAGAGTTATTTTAAAAAGAAAGTAAATAAATTATTAGATAAATTAGATAAAAATTTAATAGAATGGAGATAAAAATAATGACAAATAAAGAAATTAAAAAAGTTAGAGGTATATTTAAAAGATTGGAAATACCTACTTATGTTGAGAATTTTTGTGAAAAACCACCAAGTCTATTTGAAATTTGGAATATTAGAATAAATTTTAAGGATAATTTAGATATACATATAGTATTTGATTTTTTAGATAAAGGTAAATGTGAATTTGATTTAAGATTTAAAGGAGATTTAGTAAATACAAATAATAAAATAGGTTATGGTAGAAATTATTTTAGATTATTTAATAAAGTTTGTGTTAATAGTTATAAATTTGAAATTGTTAGAGATAAAAAATTAGATTATAATTTATGTAAAATTTATGACATTTTAGATATTTATTATGATACAATCAACAATATGGTTTTATTAGTTGAAATATTAATTAATAACTATATTATTAGAAAATATGTAAAATATATGTGGAATTATGATATAATTAAATATAATCAAAAGATTATAGACAAGAGAGTACAGAAGTATGAGAGAAAGATAGAAACAGAGTTGTATACTAATAATATACATTGGTCTATACTGAAAGATAAAGTTATTGATGATATTGAAAGATTATATTTACTTGAAAAATATTATAATAAAACAAAATATAGAAAAAAATATGAAATTAATAGTTGACAAAGGGATAAAAGTATGATATACTAATCCTGTAAATGAAAAATTTAGGAGGTATTGTTATGGAAAAGACAATAAAATTAAATTTATTAGACAAAGGTATAGAAGTGGTTTATGATGGCTTTAAAAGTATTTTAAATTTTAATTTGGATAATGATGTAAGAGATTATGAGGAACTATTTAAAGATTTTCTTGAAACTTATCCAAAAGATATTGATTACTTATATATTGAATTAGGGTATGAAAATAATGATAAATTGTTACAAGTAACAAGTTTTATGAATACAATTGTGGATTATAACAGAACTTATAAAAATAGAATTATATTGACAATTAATCATATCAATGGTCAAAAACAACAATTTTTAGGGTAAAGGAGAGTAATTATGAATTTAAAATTAATTATAGAGAGTAATATGTTAGGTAGAGTTGAAAAAATTAAAGATATTGATAGGGGTATATCCCTTATCAGTATTAAAGAGAGAAAAAAAGGTATATATTCAAAATTTAATTTAGATGGTTTATTTATTAATGGGAAATTGACTTTTAATGAAACTATTGAAATAAGAAAATTTTTAAATAATCAAATTAAAAATTTACATAGTTTGTTTAATAATGTAAATATTATACCTTGTAAAGATGGTTTAGAAATTAGTTATAAAAATAAAAAATATTATGTAAAGGAGAATATGTAATGTTATTTAATGTGGATATAGATTTTAATGAGTATGATTTATATACTATGGAATTGGAGAACAAACTTAATCAAAAAATGATGAGTTTAGGGTATGCTATAAAAGGTAGGATAAATACACAATATGATATTATATTGCAGTATTATAAATTAGAGGGTAGAGATAATGGTTATATTGAATATAATGTATCATTTACATATTATACAAGGGATTTACAAAATTATATACTTGAAAAGATTGAATTAGCAAAAAATGAAAAGGTAAATGATGTTATAAATATATCAAATAGGGAAGAAATGATGAAAATATTGCCAAAGAATGAAGATTTAAAAAATTTATATGAAAATGGAGATTTAGGGGGAGTTTAGATATGAAAAAATATTTATTATTTATTATTTTGAGTTTAAATTCTTTTAGTAATTATTATATGATAAATTATAAGGGTAGATATTATAAAGCATTTGAAAATGAAAATAATGCTTATACTACAATAAAATTAAATAGGTATAAAAGAAGTTTGTTAAATAGATATGTACAAAAATATAAAGTTATCAGGAGGTTAAATAATGAAGAAATTAGGGATTTTAATTGCAATTATGTTTACAGTAAATGTAAGTAATGCAGAAATTATAAAACAGTTCAATGGTAGAGTGGTTGATGGGGAATGTAGATTTCCATTAAATAGAAGAAAAAAAATAATTGATAAAGAGTTATTGAATATTGTATATATTTATACATTATTAGGTACAAGTGCCGATGATTATGAATTTAAGATGTGGTTAAGAAACCAAAACACAGGTAAAAAAGAAACTAAAACAATTAGATTTTGTAGATTATAGGAGGATAAGTAAATGGAAAAAGATAAGTTAATATTATTACAAATTGAAAATGAATTTTATTTACAAGTACCTGAAGAAATTTATTTAGATAAATATAGAGAAGATATTGAAGGGAATATGCTTGTATTGAATTATAAATATCATTATTTTGCTAAAGATAAAGATGTAAATTATACAAAAGATTTTCATAATATTGGTTATGCTAATTTTGATGAAAGTATTAATATTATATACTTAAAAGATGGTATATTAACAATTCCAAAAGATATTTTTAAGATACATAAAGATAATTTTAATAAATTAAGAAAAATTTTAAAGAAATATGATGATATATTTGATGTAGAGTTAAAAGAATATTATAGTAATGGAAATTTTAAAACAAATAAAATAAAAATTGAATATGAGATGATTAAATTAGAAAATCCAGTTAAAAATAAAAATCATTTATTTAGATTAAAAGGTAATAATATACCTAAAGATTGGGTAGAGCAGTCAGAGTATTTAATAAAGAAATTAGAATATCCAAATTCAAGGTATGGTAATATATCGGAAGGTAAAATTAATTTAATAAATTATAATGGTTATATTCCTGAAAATATTGATTTCATTATAAGTGAGGAATATGCTAAAAGACTTGATGAACTGTTTAAGTCTTGGAATAATGAAAATATTAGGTCAAAAAAAATTAAATTAATTGAATATTTATTTAAAACATATAATGAAGTAAAATCTTATAAAAATAACTATTTTGTTAGTGTAGATGATAAAATTACAGTATTAGTTGATGTGGAAAATTTAGAAATTTTAGAGTTTAAATCGTTATATTATAATAATGATATGAAAAGTTATAATAGATTAGTTGAATGTGTAAATAGTATTCAAAAAGAAATAGATAAAATTAATGAAAAAAGTGTTGACAATGTTTAATTAATATGGTATAATTAGTTACGTAGATATAAACAATAATAAAAAATTTATGAATTAGATAACTTTCATACTTAAATTCATATACTATATATTGTTTTCAAATATTATTGTTTATAATCTATAAATAAAAGAAAGGTTAAGGTATTAGGTATGTTAATTGAAAAATTAAATTTCAAAAAATTATTTTTAAATGTTGGATATAATAAAGAACATATTATACGAAACATACCACCTTAACAAAGGAGGTATAAATGAAAAAATTATTAGTTTTAGTTATGCTGGGTATAGGATGTTTAGGTTTTTCTCATAGGAGTAAAAATAAGATTAGTAGACCTAATGGCTATGGAGATACTAATTTAAAAATTCCTTTATGCAAAAATCAATATGAAAGAGAGAAAGCATTTGAGGAATTTAGAAACCAATTAATTTCCAATGGTTATGTTATTATTAAATCTATTGCAAGTGATGTATCATTTGATATTTTTGTAAGGGATAGTGCAGGTAATGAACATTGGGAACATAAGGATTGGTGTAAATTTTAAGTAAATTGAGTGGTTGAGATATACCACTCTTGAATAAAAAAAAATAAATTAAGGAGATGTTTTAGAATGTTTGATTTAAGAAATGTAGAATTTAAATATTTAGAAAAGAATACAAGAGTAGGAGAAATTGTAAATGGTTTAGTAAAAGATTTGAATGATGAAAAATTGGAAATAAAGGAATTTGATTTAAGTGTAATGCCATTATTAGTTAGATTGGCAACTAAAAATATGTTTGATGTGCAATATGATGGAAAAAGTAAGTTATTGATTTTTATAAATAATGATTATGATATAAAATTGGGTATGAATAATGGTATTATAGATTTATCGTTGTTGAAAAATTTAACAAAATTTTTAATTGAACTTAACAGAAGAATTAAAAAATATGTAGAAGATATAAAAGAATTAGAAGAAAAAGAAAATAATAAAGATAATATTCAAAATGAAAATTTGAGTAAAGAAGAATTAATAAAATTAATTAGTGGGGGTATTTTTAGAAGTTTTATCAGGAGGTTTTGATGAAGATGGAGAATAATTTAAAAGTATTAAATAGAATTGATATACTGGAATTAGTTAATAGACAGAAAATGTTGGATGAGAAATTTAATGAAAAAAATA